ACCAAATCCCCGTTCTCATCAAACATCACATCGCGCCTCGTTGCACTGTACTTCTCATGGTGTTCTTTGTTGTGACAATCTTGGCAAAGCAATTCAAGATACTCCCAATTCAAACTAATATTCGGATCATTGATATTCTCCGGTGTCAGCCATATCTTGTGATGCACAATCTTTCCTGGTCTTGAACAACGTTCACATATCCCATGCCGATAAACAAAATAAGCGTCACGACATTGTCGCCACGCTTTCGATTTGTAAAAGTGTTTAGCCCACTCTTTCACGAATACCAACTCCAAACAGCTTCTAAAACAAAACACAATAGCATAATAAAAACGCATATCAAATACCAACGGAAATCGGTAAATTCGCCTTCAAATTAACATCAAGCCAACATCCTCAACTACACTTCATTGCATCTCCTGCACATCCTCTTGCGGAAGGGAATGAATATGGCCTGTTTGCATATTGTAATCGACCTTCTTGATATTCAATCTCATCTAACACTTCCATCAGACGTTTTCGGATACTCCGTCGTTTAAACCATCCTGCTTCGTTATATTGTTTTTGTAGACTCAAAGCATATTCCTTTAACTTCGTAACATTTGTACCAAACAGGAATTCTTCAAACATCTTGTACCTCTCCACTATCGCTAGTTTTTTGGTTTGTAGATTACTTCCTCCTAATCGCTCCACGCACTCTTTTGTACGTCGGACGATTCACTCCCATCAAGTCGATCAATTCCCGATGACTCAATTTCTCTTTTCGTTTTTTCTTCCGTTTTTTCATGTTCATCACTCCAGAGCAAAATAAAAACGCCTGTCATTTAGACAGACGTGTCTCATTCGCTTTCGCCAGTTTATCAGCTAAAGCCACATTAATATATTCATCCTTTTGCTCAAAATCCTCAATACATTCCCTTGAAATACAACGCACCAAACCAGCCGGATTTATGATCCAAACATTATCCTTATTGTAATCGACAACAGGATAATAATTTTCGTCTTTGTGTCCTAACATATCTTTTAGCTTTACATACCCTAAAATACGAATCGTTGTAATTTTTTTGTCACCAAACAACTCTCTGTGTTTTTGCTCGATCTTCTCTAATATTTGCAACGCCTTATTCGCTTCCCGGCGCAACGCCTTTAAGCCCTTTAATCCATCGGACACATCGACGTCGACTTTTACCTTTAGTCCACCCAATTTGTTCGACTCGCGCATTTCTGCCATGTCGCAACACTCCTTTTCACTAAAATAAAAACGCCACCCCGATCGGAGTGACGCTAGGTAAAAAAGCCTTTTGTTGGGAAGTTTCGCCCTGCTTCAACATATCCCACGCTATCATCATATCATGTCTGACACAAAATAATCTGTCATCTTTCCGTCATTTTTCCTTCATTTTTCTTTCAGTTTTCTGTCATTTCTTCGGCTCGCCAGCCACACGCATCATCCCAGCGTGTGTAACGAGCCAAGTTCCTGCGCTTTTTCGTGCTTCATTGACTCGGAATTTTCCGCGATAAATCCACTGCCGCACTGTTACCTCTGCCAATCCCCATTTCTCCGCCGCCTCTTGCGTTGTGTATACGAAGAAAAGTGGATTCAACTCTCCTTCGAGCAATTCAGTTTCAACGATGTATTTTCCACTTTCAAAGTCATCTTCGTCATATTCGTCGTTCGGGTAGCAATCGATCAATACCCTTGCGATCGTTTCACCTTCTTCGTTATCGATACTGATTTCCCGACGTTCAAGCGTCTGGATTGTTTCGAAACTGTCTAAATCCCATTCGTACGCACCTTCAATCCGAGCGAATACTTCCTCAATCACTTCTGAAAAAGCAACTTCATCGAATTCATTCACTTGAGTTTTGAATAAGATCATTTTTATTCCCCTTTCATATTTGTTTTTTGAACGAGAACAAATCAATAATTTTCTGCTAACACGTATCCTCCAGCGACTGGGCAATAGAAAATTAACGCACCTTTGTCGAAACGAACTCCAGTTTCTGCGCAATATCCCGCATATTTTGCACGAATGTATTTTCGAGTTGCTTTCTCTTTACGTACTTGGTATTTTGCGAAGAATTCAATGCATTGAGAAGCATCTTTTTTCGTTAGGTATTTGTCAGACGCTTTTTTCATCATACGAGTCAATACACGTTCTGCTGTCCAAGTATCCATATTTTCGTTATGGAAATATGCTTTCCGATCGAAGTTTTTTACAAGAGTGTTTAAGTAATTGCGTTGTTTTTCAGTTGCCATGTTCTTTTTGATTTGCGCTTTTACTGTTGCCCAAACCTTTTTCAACGCAAGAGCCATCCGAGCAACCCAATCACCTTCCATTTTCCGCGCTAATTCAACTGCTTTTTTCATGATTCCTTTTTTGCTCATCGTTCTCTCTCCTTTTGTATTGAATTCATTACACTTATAATGTACAACATTTTTGTATTGAATTCAATACATTTTATAAAAATTTTTGCGATTTTTTCATAAAAATAGACACCTAAATAGGTGTCTCTTCTTCTTTGTAAACCTCTATCCCTAGGGCAAAAGCTATCTTGTAGAACGCCTTCTCACGCTCACGGTAGTATTTTGATTCACTGATACACATATCATTGTACACATCGCAGTCGCGTGGCTCCTCAAATGTCATGTATCGTTTCACGATCAATTCTCGTTGCAATTTTGTCAACCGATTCACTGCACGATGAATTTTTTCTATATACTTGTACTTCTCCCGATCGAAGTCCGCCCTTTTCACCGCTATATCCTCCGTCGATGAATGAAACGCATTTGTCTGCGACGGCGGCACGAGAGAGTACGTTTGCGTCACGCGTGGCAGGAATTCGTCCGGAACCGTCAACATATACATGCGATATTTTTCCAGTGCTGCCTCGACTGCTTCTTTTGTTTTTTTTCCGTCTACATCACGCATAACTCCGTCTACATCACGCAGAAATGACATCTGTTTATACTTTACCAACCGGACCACTCCCGTTATAATATTGTCAAGGATTCCCATTGTATTCACCGTCATCCTTTTTGGCCGGGAGAAGTCCGGTCTTTTTTATTTTTCACATATATACTTCGCTGATAAATTCGACTCGATTGATATCAATTTCGCGAATAGGCGCTTTTTTAACCTGCTTAAAAACCTCGATAGCCTTTACGATGTCCTTTTTGTCCGTCACAATACGTGTTTGAAAAGAACCGGCATGATAGCTATCCCAATGAACTAACCACAAATATTTTTTCATTCCTTTTCCTCCAATGCTTCCCTTGCTTTCGTGATGAAATAATCCGCTTCCGTTGCCCATTCGTTTTGCGAAAGCCAATCTGCAAGATCATTTGCATCGATCATCTCGCGCAACGCTTTCTCATACCGTTCGATTTTCTCTCGCATGTACTGACGATTGAAAACCGCGCCTGTATTTTCGTATTTCATTTCCATTTCAATGATTCGTTCTTTCATCTGTTCAAACTCATCCAACAATTTCAAATACTCCATGTTGAGTTTGTGAAATGCAGACAACACCTTTTCTTTACATTCGCTAGCTATTTCCATATATTCTGATGCACGTTCGTAACTCATTTCTCTCCCTCCAATGCCTCTTTGGCAGTGGCTATTAGGTTGTTGGCAACATCGGCAGCATTGAAGTCGCCTTCTCCGACTTCTTGCTCATTAGCAATTTCTCGTAACGCCTTCTCATACCGTTCCGCTTTGGCTTGTAATTTATCGTAAGCTAAACATGGAGCACATCCCCAATGCGATTTAACACCTTCCATGATTCTTTCTTCTAACTGCTCCACCTTCTCCGCTTGTTCGATGAGCCAGTCTAAAGCGTCAAGATTTTGTCGAAGATATGCAAGTGTAGCCTGATAGTGTCGTCTTTTCCCATCATCTGTATCGACAACCAATTTTCTTAAATCTTCTAAAAATGTTTTCATTCCTTCTCCCTCTTCCCTTTCATAAACTCTAAATAATGCTCCCGAATCCTCCATGCCATTTTCGGGCCGATACCCGGTATTTCTTCCAACTTTCCAAGCCACTCCAGCATCAATTGCGTGTCTAATTCGTTTTGCCGTTTGGCACCTGCTTCAAATCCACGATTCCATGCAGTCATGATTTCTGGATGAAAGGGAGAAGATGCTTTCTCCCTTTCACGTTTGATTTTGCGTAGCGTTCTACCCACGGTATCACCTTTTTAGTCAACTAATTTACAATGACGTTTATCAACCCATCCATATGGCCAACCTGCTTGCTCCCTCTTGGTTCTGACTACAAAACACTTTTTATCACGACTTTCACTTTGAATAACAAATGTCTGCCCGATGTAATTTCTATACCACTCATGACCATCTGCCCCCGTTATGACTAACTTTTTCCCTTGATATTCCGGCTTCACTGTACCACCTTCCACCCTTTTCGAATTCGGCTGTTTAACTCGCACTTTTGCAACGGCTCATAGCGATAGACAGCTTGTCCATCTTCACGGCGATATAGCAGATACCATTTTGCTCGGCGCTTTCTTTTCTTCATGGTAATCACCGTTTTTAAGCCCCGTACACGTCCTTCTGCAATTTCTCTAACGCATATAGCCGCAACGCTCTCAATTCCTTGTGCAAATCGATCCACTCATCGGAATAGCGATCATTGCGTTCGGTCAGTTCTGATACAAGTTCTTTCAGTCTCTGAATCTCGTTTTCGAGAATGAGATTTTCTTTGTGCAACTGCTCTTTGTCCGCCATCGCCGTTTCGAAAAGCTCTTTCCAGTGCCCAACTTCCTTTTCCATATTCGCTTGCAATTCTTCCAGCTGCTTTTTCAGCTCATCACGCTCGGCCACAACTTCCTCATATTTCGCGTATGCAATCACTTTCGGTTTCTGTTGTTCCACTTCGCTCTCTCCTTTCAAAATATCCTCAAGCTTTTCACCAGCACGCAGCCTTTCTAATTGTTCTGGTGTCAGCTGATACGTCCGCACCGTTGTATCAATTCCATGCGGACGGTTGCCAAACCGTGGCGGTCCCGATCGATACGGAGAAACTTTCGTCAATGTTGCCATTTTCATCGCTCCTCTGCTTCAGCGCATGTTCCAATCAACTCCAAAAACTTTTCTAACTTCATTACCACAAGCCAATCTTTCCGATCTGCTTTCAAAGCCAGCGCGTCCGGCTTCTCCCTCTCATCTTCGAGCCACTTATAAAGCGTCTGGAATCNGTTTTTCCGCGCTTTTACCTCCCAATTAAGACCTAACCCTTGCACATCATTTTCAAAGCCTTCTTGGGCGCCGGAAAGGGGAATTCTGCGCCCTTCAATCAGCTTCGCAAATTCCCTTTCCCTGCGCTGTCCCTTATCTCGTGATTTTCTGCCGCTCATACTTTCCCCTCTCGAATATCCTGAATGATACTGTCATAGATTTTTATGGCGATTTCACACGTTTTCTTGTCATCGTCTGATTTTGCGCCGGATAGCAGTGTCGCAACGGTTTGCTTGCGTGATTCTAAATACTCGATGAATCGATCGCTCATTGTTCTTCACCGCCTAATAGGTGAGGGTGTTCGTATATGTTGCCGATGACTTCGCACCATTCAGGACAAAACTCTATTAAATGCTCAACCGTTTCATACTCTCCGCCTTTAGCGCAATACATTCCATCTTCAAAGTAAACAACCCAAAGGAATCCATCGTTATCTCTAATGACATCCCCTTCATAAATCTCTTTTCCGTTACTGTCTTTTAATCCGGTGTATTCAAGAAGCGTTATGTCGTCGAAGTCGAAAAAATTGACAATTTCGTCTCCCATCACAATTTCACATACAAATGGGTCAAAATGAATGGATTTGACAGGGAAAACACCTTTTCCGTGTATCGGATTATTGACATATGCCAGAAACTTAATTTCTCTCATTCTCCCACCTCACAACAACGCCCGTAATTCCGCGATAAACTTTTGCTTCTGCAATACCACCATTTCGCATATTGCGTAAAGAATATCATCCGGCTTCGTATTGCGCTTCGTTTCCAGTAATCTTTCAATCTCTTGTTCTTGTTTCCGTATGAGTTGCTGTATCTGTTCCTGCATCACCGACCACCTTTAATAACCGTTTTCTTGTCGTTCATGGTTGATTTGATTTTTCTTGCAATATTCTTCTTCGATTTGTTCCCATGTGAAGCCGAGCATTTCGCCAAGACCTAAGAAAAGTTCCCACATATCCGGATAGTAATTAATATCTTCAAGGAATGTGACTGTCGCCTTAAATAGAGTTATGAATTGAATTTCAATAGTGCCCATTTTTATAGGCATTAATTCATCACCTGTAAAAGTGCCGATTTCACTTTCAAGACCGATAGATAATAGAAAATGCAAGCAGTCTGCGAACTCTTCAAGGAGTGGATTTTTGTAACCTAAAGTCCCCGTTCCCCCGCAATCCTCACAATTAATGACTTCGTGCGTGTAACCACCTTCGAGATCGTCAATATAACTATCATAATTTTCATCGCCAGTTCCGTTACAAGTCGGGCATATATATTCAATTTTTGTTCTCGGCGCCTGGTCATGGCTCCAATATTTGAAAAATCTAGCTTCGTTCGCAAGTTCACCAAGCTCCACCATCAACGCAAGGATTTTCTTTGCTAACCGATCTTCGCCAGGTTTCCGCGGATGCTCTTTTTCGATGTGAGCGTCAAGCTGGCGTTGCATTTCAAACAGTTTAGCTAAATTCAACGTTTTTCACCTCGTTAGCTTTAATCTCGTTACGCGAAAACTAAATACGCTAAAACTATCAGGAGAACTACTATACCTATGACACATACAATTGCTGTAGCCGTCAAAAAAACGTCCCACATGTATCGGTTCATCTCATTCCCTCCAGCTAGGCTTATAGACGCCTGTTTTTGCCCTATACGGCGTTTTTCTCGCTGATTGGTACTTTCCTATTACCCTCGCAAGAAAAACGCCATATGGGCTAAAATTTGAAGTTTTAGAGTGTTTTAATCTTAATCAACCCATATTTTTACCTTGAAGGAACGATCTTCGTAAATGCTACTCTCTCCACCAAAAAACGAGTATCCCCTATCCAAAATCATTGCTAATTCAACCTCGTTGATCTCTACCCCCTCTTTTAGAACGCCAGTGTAAGTGTGTGTTGCGTACCCGCCATGTGAGTAGCATGATTCAAAAATGTCTTTCCAGTGAATGTCGTATAAACTCTCAACGCCAAAACGCTTTAATAACGACTCCTTTATTTGCGGATAGTTGTTTTTGCCTGCTTCTGTTTCGTGAATGCTATCCAATTTCGTCATTTCGTTCCCCTCCCTAGTTTTTGAGTCTTGCTAGCGCTAAAATCATTTTCAAATCGTCATAGTCCAGCTCCTGTATCTCCCGTCCTTCATACTCGTGTATGCCCATTTCCAAGAGGCGGCGGATCACAAACTGCCGTTGCAACTCGCGCATGTGTTGCACTGATTTATAGAGTGTGTTCATCATTCATCCCCTCCGGTTGCAAAAATTGCGTTAAAATTGTAGATTGGTTGCAATTACATCGCCGGTTTCAAACCAAGCCGTTCTTTTGCTTCACGAAGCCGTCTTCTAAATTCGATCATTTCTTGCTCGAATTCTTGTCTAGCACGCTCCGCATGTTCGCAATCGCAAGGAGCGAAGGCGACAGCTCCTGGCATCACTGTTTGAACAACATAACCTTGGCCGTAGCATTTATTGCACGTCATTATTTTCTCCCCTCGATTTGTTTTTTGAGTTTGATGATCTCTATAGCCAACTTTGCAGCATTCACGTAGTCTTTCTTCGCTTCGTACTCGTGTTTCTTTCTTGCCAGTTCAGCAATCGGACGATAGCGTTCATCGATCAGTTCAGCCGGAATAAGTTTCGGTACCTTCATGTATTAAGCCCCCTTTAATCGGAAATCTTCCCCTTCGACTTCGAGGAGATATGGACCACACTGCCCGAGCAACCGGCTGGCAGCTGCATATCCGATTTTTTCGCTTAATGTTCCGCGATCTTCGTTGCTGTTGAACACAATTGGCTTTTGCTTTCTGTATCGCTCGTTGATAATCTGGTAGTACAACGCTTCTTTCGCTTCCGACCATTTCGCTTTGCCGATGTCGTCCCAAACGAGCACATCCGCGTGAATCGCACTATACAGGAGCCGATCTAGCGTTTCTCCCTCATCGTTCATCATCTTGGCTTGGATAAGCTCGTCCATGAATGCGACATCCGAAACAACGAGTACATTGAATCCGTCCTTGATTAGTCGTTTTGCAAGAGCAATCTGCAAATGCGTCTTCCCGATCCCAAAATTGTTATGCTGCTGTTTAATCGCAGACCGTTCGCCTATAGGTATTTCTTTTAAACGCTGTTCGCCAACAACGGCAATGAATCCAAGATTTTTGTTAGGTATGATCTTCTTTTTAGTGCCATCTTCATGTTTAATAACAGCAAATTCGTTTAGGTAGTTAACGGTCGCATCGTACATATCTTGCTGATACTGCGTCGATCGCTTGAAATTTTCAAAATTCGCATGGATAAACTCATCTGGAATTAGCGCCTGCTTGAATCGACGCCTCCAGGCTTTTCGTTCCCGGCATTCACAAGGTTTCGCGAATTCATAGCCGCGCTCATCTCGATAGAAGATGAATTCGGTATCCAGGCAGACCGGGCACTCATGATCCTCCCCAAGCTCGTCGTGCTGCTTCGGCTTCTCGGAGGATTTGTTCATATGACTTGCCACCTTCTTTTGCAGATCGGCTAACACCTCTGCGATGCTTGTGAACCGTACCACCATTGGTTATCCCCTCTCCTTTTTGGCCAAAATAACGATCGAGAATGACCTTTTCTACATACTTGAAGCTTTTAATGTAATCTAACCGGTGCTTTGGTTCATACTCATCGAATATTTCATCGATGTATTTCAGAATGGTGTCTATAGGGATGTTGTCATCTAGCAATCTATGGATAGCTAACTCATCTTCTGGGGATAAATCAAAGCCATGTGCTCTTCTTTGAATGAACTTGTTGGCGATTAACTGAAAATGGTCTATTCTATCTTCTTCTTTAATATTTTCTTTATTTTTTTCTTTATATATTTTCTTTATATGGTGGTCATTTTTACCCACAGTGGTGTGGTCAAAATCACCCACTGTGGTGTGGTCATCTTTACCTACAGTGGTCATTTCTTCGGTGTGGTCATTTTTACCCACTGTTGTATTTTTTGACCACCTGCGGTCAATTTTCCATTCGTCGTAATTTTTATTGAACGCTAAACATCTAGCGTTATTAAAATCCGCTTCTCTTACGACTATGATGACATTTGCCTCAATCAGCGAATCAAGTGCTCTTTTGACCGCTTTTCTGTCTATACCCGTTACCTCGGCCAAAAAACTTAACGAAAAAACGTGTTCTTTTCGTTGGAATCCATAAGTGTAACGCCAAATAACCAAGATAACGATCAATTGATTGGCCGTAAATTTCCTGGAATAAATGTTTTCCAAAATCTCATTTGCAATCCGCGTAAAGCCATTATCTAATTGAGGATTCGCCAAGAATCCACCTCCTTTTTGCATGAACTATTTCTTGATGCAAATCACATATCGCCCTTCAACCCTCACCGGCTTTAAGCCGGGATGGCTGCTCTTGATGTAGCCTTTGATGTACTCGATGTAGAGCTTCTTGTTGCCGGCAGCCATCCATTTGTAGCAATGTGGGATTGCGATGCGGTATTCCATCATTCAATATCGAAACTCTCCTGTTCAAAATTGCTTGGTTTTTCCTCTTCTTTCGGCTGTTCCTCTTCCTCTGCTGAAACCTCAAATGCTTCGGCTTCGATGTATTCAACTGGCTCTGGATCTGCGGTGATATCTTTTCTCACGGTTTCATCTTGCGTAACAGCTTGTTGAATTTCGATCGATATCGGTAAGTACTTCCACATGTGCCGGATGACAGTCTTTTTGGCCATTTCCTCATAGTCCGTTACCCACGGACCGTTATTAGCTGCTTTTGAACGCTTACGGCGTTTTTCAATTTCTTCTTTAGGCATGAATTCGAATTGATAGCCGCCGTCTTTGAAATGAGCAACTGCATAGGCGCCGATAAATTCACCACGATCTGTCATGGCTGGCTTATGAACAAGCTTCGGATGTAAGCCATACTCATATTCGAACGTGTCGTTTTCATAAACCGCATGAGCATAAATGCTTTCGATGTTTCCGCTACGCCGTGCCAGGTCAATCATTCCTTTATAGCCAATGATGAATTGCACATCGGATTGTCCTGTTTTTCCATTTTTGAACGGAACGAAGTAGCAATGTCCGATGAGCCCCGGCTCTAGTCCAAGCTGTGCTGCTTGCATCACCGCGCCGAGAAGAGAAGGAACAGAACATTCCAGCAATTTAGGATTCGTTCGAATAGTTGTGAGAGCGATTCGTGCCATGCGATCAGCGTCCATGTGTTTTGGAAGAGCTTTTTCAATCTCCGGTCCCATTTTTTTGAGATATGCCGCAATGGTTTGTGCTGGAGTAGGCGCTGCCGCCTCTTTTTTATTTGCTTTGTTTGCAAGCTGATTTTTTAGAGATTGATTTGTTGCCATACTTATTGACCTCCCTATTTCTTTTTGAATTGCTGTGCTACAGGGCAAGTTGCCCAGTGAGGAATGTGACCTTTAACAACTTCACCTTTTGCAGTCACTACGGTAATGATTTCAATATCAACCGGCATGGCTTTGCCGGCGGGTGTTTTAATCCACTCGATTTCCTTGCCGCAACCTCTGCATTTGGCCATATCCATTCACCTACTTAACGGAGAATCGCCGCGATATCGATTCCTTAACGACCTCTTGATAAATCTCTGGATACTTCGCTTTGAGTAACTTCGTATCAACACGGCTGCTACGAACATTTTTCCATGTGACGATACGATCACCGGCAAATGCTCTTTCATAATCACCGAGCATAGCCTTAAGCTGATTTTCAGCTTCCTTGCGACGTTCAGCTGCTTCGGCTTCCTCTTGCTTGGCTTGTTCATATTTCGCAATCAACTCGTTAGCATGAGGTGGAAGTTCAATCTCTTCATCGAACTTCGCTGTCGGATACAAAACTTTTAGCAAATCACTCGAAGCATCCGAACCGTCAAACATCGGTGGATTTTTCTTGAGAACGTGATTGTTCCAAAAATCCGATTCGATCTGAATAAGATACTGAATGATCTCTTCATCACGCTCGATTTTTTTGTAGATGAACTTATTTCCACCGATGAGAACCGCAATCCACCAGGAATCAAAACCAGTGACAGCCATGTAGTGCTGGCATTGAATGAGATATTGTGCCGGAATCTCATCGTCTTTCCATTCGTCTTTGAGATATTCAGAAGCTGTTTTACATTCAAGCCCTTCCTGTTTTCCGACGATTAGTCGATCAACGTTTGCCAACATAAAAGAGTGTTCTGGATGCTGTAGAATCGCATTTCTGCGTCGAACTTTAAGACCTGTACGTTTAGCAAATTCTTGAGCGACGACATCCTCAAGCACTGTGCCCCAATATGCAGCTTCGCTGCTCACATTTTCCTCTGGGGCTTGTCCAATCTTTTCGAGATACACCGCAACAGGAGATTTCCATTTGTTTAACCCGGCAATTGCTGCTGCATCAGAACCACCAATTCCTTTCCTACGAGCTTTTAGCCATTCCTCATGGCTCATTTCGTTTGTGTTTGCAAAGACGACGGACATTTCTCCACCTCCATTTGATTTTTGAAGGCGATTCCTGTATGATGAAGGTAAGTTGTTATGGTAGGAATCACCATTGCGTGCGCCTCACTCCCTCCAGTGAGGCGTTTTTCATTCGGCGATTTTTCGTACTGCACCGAGATTTTCCATAAGATAAATGAGAATGTTTTCTTCCAGGACGATCTCCCCGTCTGGGAACTCATAGATGGTATCGCCATACAAAATTTCATCGCCGCAAGCGTCGATGCCCCAGTGATTGTTCTTTTCGTCAATAGGACGAACCATTGGATTTTCAACTTGCATGTGTCACACCACCACGTTTGCGTAATTCAACCAATCTTAACTTCACTGCTCTTTCTGTGCGTCCAATATACTTCGCAAGTTCCTTACGAGGTAAATGCTGATTGCTCCAAATATATGCATCCTCTTCTTTTGTCCAAATACGGCGTTTGACAGAATGTTTGTATAACTTCTTACCTAGCTTCTGTATCTTCTTGCCGATCGGACAACTAGGGCAGATATGAACGCACGCATTGGTCATTTTTTGATACGGACACCCTTCACATTGATCGAGAAGTCCGATGATCTGCAACCGAATGCGTTTTTTCTCATCTTTTGTCATCATCCTCCCTCCTTTCGCGTAGATTGATAGTGTAGGAGATGTGCTAGTGCACATCGTCAGGCACAAGAACGCTGGAAAAGGGGGATAGGGAAACAGCGCTCCTGCACCTGACGACAGGCACTAGGCCTGCCATTGCTTCGCACGGTAAATAGTGATACAATGGGTTTGGGTTAAAAGGGTTTTATATTACACGGACGGCTAGTGTTGGGGCACTGGTCGTTTTTTCATGCTCTGCTGAATAACTGCTTTCATACATTTGCGGCGAATTGTGATAAATTTCTTCATATGGCGAATCCATCTTGCTTCCTCATACATTCCTTTTGCTTCAAAAAATTCTTCGAATTGCACTAAGTACGCCTCGAACTTTAGCAAACTTTGAAAATCGGAAACTGTTAAATTGTCGTAGTTCGGTTTGGCCAGCATCATTCATTCACCTCCACTTCTACACCAACCGCTTTTAATGCCGCTAAACAGATCGCAAGTGGTGCGGTTTCTGCAAAAGCTTCATAATAGCCACCTAACGGACGTCTATCTATTTCAGCAAGATATTTCATGTTTTTTGGAGGCTCACCAGCTTGTGGTATTACTGCAATTTTTAATTTTTCTACTATTGGCCAAGCATCTGCAATATTAGTTGAGAAAGAAGGACAATGTGAATAACAGCCATATCCTTTCGTTACCATTAGCTCGCCATCTTCGTTTTCCCAAACATGCCAATTCATTACTTTTTCTGCAACAAACCAATTAATCTCACGCAGATTCATCATTTATTCCCCCTCGTAATGATTGCGATATCGATTCCTTTTTCTTTCATCATCTCGACGACTTCCATCAACCGGTCGTGCTCCTCTTTCTTCCGTATCAGCCCGTCCAAGTCGCGTTTGCAGCGGAGAAATTCCTCCGCCCAACGTTCGGCTTGGTCAAAATGGGCACTCACCCATGCAGCTCGCGCATGGTTCAAATAGATGCAGCCGCATTCCCATAGTTTCTCTGCTAACTGTCGATCTTGTGGGAGGACGTTCATGATTTCGCCTCCCCTTTCACGTATTCCATGATGTCATCAATGATTGCTAAAGCTGTGTCATCATCGACCATATCAGCTAGGGATTTCAATCCTTCGATCACGGCGAGCTTTTTCTGCTCTGCACCGTATTCCCGAAGAACCAAGCCTTTGTCGGTAGCGAACATCTCAATTGGCGTCCCAGTGTCCCAACCATGTACACGACGAACTTCCATCGGAATGGTGATGCGACCTAAATGGTCGATTCTGCGGACGATTCCAAGAGCTTTCATTATGCAATCACCTCCCTATTTAGCATTTTGTCTGCCACACGAATTGCATCTTCCAACAATCCCATTTCTTCGAGAAATTGCGGACGGCTAACATCTTTGCCCGTTTTGTTGATATAGTTTTGTCGGCGCAACTCCAAATTCGTTCTATATGCTGTATTGAAGGCTTGCACGAAGTCTTTCCAAGCGTAGTTGAAAGGGATACCGTTTTGTCGTGCGTATTTTTGAATCATTTTGTTTAGCCGCTGGCGAAGGTCGCCAATCGTATCAATGCGATCGATGTTGTCTAACCGATGCTGTACAACTGTCACTTGCTCTTCGATTTGCTTCATACGTCTTTCTTGTTCCACCATTTGTTGTGCGTATAGGAGCAGCATTTCCGCTTGGGTTTTTGGTTGTAGTGGTTGTTGTCGCTTTTGCAATTCCTCTTTCATACGTTTGAATTCCTCAATGAACCGAACCTTCATTTTCATTGCTTCTGGAGTTACATAAGAGAAAGCGACTAATGTAAATGCCTCTTCTGTGAGAAGGTATTTTTTGTACCACTGCTTGTTTTGCGGATGTTGGTATTGGGTCTCCGCAAAGTTGAGGACACCCCATTCACCTTCCCCAGCCTCTTTAAGTTTCGAAATTTGATTTTCAATATCACGTAGCACAAGGTCGTGACGTTTTCCGAAACACTCCGCAACCGTTAGACTATCTGTAACAACGCGATTGTTATCAATGAACACTAACTGCTTATTCATTTTGTTTCCCCTCTCTTTTTGCAGGATTTTCCTCCTTCTTGTCGAAATAAGGCGAGGGAAGGAGGTGATACAGATGAAACTTATAAAGCTTTCTGAACAACTACTTAAACAAATGGTCGTAGAGTATAAGAAAAATGATCGTGAGTTGTTCGATCTTGATTTTTTTAAACAGCTCCATCCCAACGAAACTGAAAATTCTCTTTCAAAAGCTTTATATCTGTTAGAAGAAGAGGGCTTCGTGTCGATTCTACCTGCCGATAATGTCGCTTATATAACAGCATTGAACCCTCGTGGCATAGCGAATGTTGAAGAAAATACGTTATTGAAAAAGGGTTATACGCTTATAAAAGAGATCAAGTCTCTAATCCAATAACAATCCAATCATCTGCAAGCAAATCCTCCGCTTTCGGATTCCATCTTTTGCCGGGGGATATCTTTTTGCCAGCTATTCTCTCGTATTCTGGTGAAGGAAAGACAATGCAGCAGTCTGGTGTGTCAGTCGGTTTTATTCTCATGAATTTATAAAGTTCATCGCCTGTCCGTGTAATGCACAGTCCTTTTTTCAATGCTAACTTGGTTGCTTCCTGAATATTCATGGATTCCACCCCTTGTCCACTTTTTCGCCAAAAAGATCGCCTCATTCGAGGTTCAGAACTCGTACTTCGTATCTTCCCAACCGCACTCTTCGCACGCTGCTTCCCAAACGTAGCCTTTCCCTTCGACAACTTCTACCACTTCCCGATGGGCTTCCGCACCGCAACGTGGGCATTCCATGTTCTTTCACCTCCCGCTTGTCCACTTTTTAAAGAGTCTGGAAGTCATTTTCCAAACTTTCGATTAGGCGCCACTTGATCCAAATACGTTGAGTTTTCTTCAATCCATCGAAACACTTGATCGCGAGGATATCGCGCTCGTATGTGTTCAAATTTTGGAAAACCAGGAATGTTGGTTAAGTTGCTAATCGTCGGAAGTTGCACTTGAAAAATTTCCGCCAAGTCTTGCCGAGTAAGTAAAGGAGGATAACTGTACTTTCTTCTCCCTTCCTCTACTCCGAGTTCGTATGCCTGCCGAACAAGCTCTTTTACGTACTTGTCAATGTCCGGCACTTGGACAGTCATAATGCCACTCATTTCAAATCACCTCCTTTTCGTTTTTTATTTCTTTCGGAACAATTAACACTTCTATTCCAAGTGCCTCGCATGTTTTGTTTATGGTCGTTTCATTCCATCTACGGTTCCCAGCTAGCAAATCATGTATATACTGAGGCGTGTAACCGATCATCCGGGCTAAATCAGAAGCCGTTAGATCCTTCTCTTTCAAAATTCTTTTTACTACCGCCGAAAAATTCACTTATCTCAACCTCCTTTCAGCTTAAATTTTAAGCTTAATTTTTAAACAAAACAACGCCAAAAATTAAGCATTTAGCTGTATTTTCGGGCATTTTTAAGCAAATTGCTTGTTTTTTCTCCTATTTGCTTATTTTTTCTCGTTTTTGCTCATTTTTTAAGCTATTTGCTTATTGAATAATAAAGCTTAAAGCAATAAAATTAAATCAGCAAATAGTTTAAAAAAGGGTGATATTTAGTGGAAAAATCGCGAATACGTTCAATTCGGAGACAAAAAGACATAAGTGGAACTAAAGTAGCTGAAATGTTAGGGATATCGGCGCAATATTATTACGATATTGAAAAAGGGAAGCGTAATCTTAGTGCCGAAATGGCAGCTAAACTTGCTGATATTTTCGAAGTATCAACGGATTATTTATTAGGGAAAACAGATGATC